CTTTCCGTGCGTACTTCTCTGCGATGCTTAACTGGCACTGCACGATTTCTTCACGGGTTTTGTTGAGGAGGATGGATAGGCGATGCATCTCCGTGTGCATCTGTACACCGAACCAGCCCACCAGTGTGATGAGTGCGGATAAAACAAGATTCCAGATCATCATGTCCATTAGTCTACCTTACGGCTTAGTAGGCCACGTAACCCCAGTGAGGGAGCCCGTCCATGTATCGTCATCCCACGACATTGTTGGATTCCAGTCTGCTGATGCAGGGAGGTCACGAAGTGCTTGACGGTACGCCGTCTGTTCCGCTGTCATCGTACGATCTGCCATCGCCCACCAGTCTGTCTCAGCCAACTTGCCATCGCGTACTATTCGAGCTTCGGCATCTGCATCGAGAGCAAGGTAGTCTGTCTTCTCTTTCTGTTTCAATCGTTCCTTCTCTGCATCGAATGCCGCAATGTATGCATCGATTTGAGCCTGAGTTGGCAGGATGTGATCGTTAGTCGGATCAGCATCTTCAATAGAGCCGGTTGTACCGTCCCACTGGATAGCCCATTTAGCTGTGTGGCCCTGTGCAGTAACCACTGCATCAAAATCAGCGGTACCATCACCTTCAAAGTGCAAGGCGACGCCGTCCTTAATGATTACTTTGTCGTCGAATACGACTGTAAGTGTTGGCATTTTATTCTCCGTGTAGGTAGTACCAGCCAGTGGCTATGTACTTATCTTGTGTATAAACTGGGTTGCCCCGATGTGTGTGCGTCCAATCCGCAGGGAAGAACACGATAGTCCCTTTTTCTGGCTGGAGCCTCAGCCCCTGCTCGATAAATTCTGTTGTTCCCTCGCCTTCTGGGCAGTCATTCAGGTAGATCATCCAGACGAGTACACGGGCTCTGTTTTCGTTGTTCCCACGTTCTGAGTGCCAGACGTGAAATCCGCCCTTAGGACCAGTGCGCTGTACTTTGACACAGTTACTATAGAACTGGTGCATCCCCAGAGCAGGGTGTTCCTCCATATACAGAGCCAAAACCCGATCAAGAAGCTGGTTCGTTTCGGTGGCTAGATCAGAGGCGTCCCTTTCAAAGTAAAACGAGACATCTTTACGCCGCCCTAATCCACCGTTTGCTTCTTCCCCTTTACAGCCTGACGTAGTCTCTTCAAGTTGTTTGTGTTTTGCCATCACGCGGTCACAGTAGTCGTCAGGCGCGGCTTTCGGGTACACCCCTATAAAAGGGGATACCTGCTTAACTACAGCAGGTTTTGAGATCGGGTTATTCAAAGGGACAACTTCTGTCATACGTTACCTCAGGTCTTAATGATAAAGATCACTGCCTGATAGGGTTGAAGAGTTGTAATGTCTGCGACACTCACCGTGCCAGACTTCGCAACATTACCTGACTTATCAACATTACCAGAGAGAGTCACATCTCCAGTCTTCGTTACGGCAATGTTATCATTAATTGTTACGCCGAGGGTACCTAATCCGGGTGCTCCGGTCATAGAACCTGAGAGGTTGTGGCTAGAGCCGTGGCTGTGCGAACCAGAACCCCCTGCGCCTCCTGATGAAAAAGTACCGGCGGCATTGCCAGTACTGGCAGAACGAGCACTACCCCCTCCCCCCGCGTTGTAATTGTGACTATGGCTGGCTATTTCGTTCACGCTTAACGTGTGGTTAGATACTGAAACATTACCACTAACACTCACCGCAAGGTTACCCGCATCTGGAGCACCTGTCATCGAGCCAGAAGCCTCACCTGTCTTATTCACCGCAATGTTGTCGGAGGCAGTGATGTTGCTCGATACTGCGATGTTATCTGATACTGCGATGTTGTCTGTAACGGACGGCGATACAGAAGCCGCACCCCCAGTAGAACCGAGAGCCTTTGTTCCCGACTTACCGACGGGGACATTATCCTGCAAGTCCGGTAGGTTGAACGTAGTAGAACCGTCACCTACACCAAAGCCAGTACCGATTTCAGCAAATAAGTCCGCGTATGTTGTCCGGCTTACCGCTGATCCATCACACTCGAGCCAACCATCAGGGATGGTCGCCTTACCCCACATCTTAATTGTTGCTGTTGCCGTTAGTTCTCCTGAAGAAACCGCATCGGCAAGTTGTCGTGCTAAACTCATTTCTTCTCCCTCAGAACTTGATGACGTAGCGGATCACAACGTAAGGTGATCGTGTGTCGATGTCAGCTACAGATACTGTACCGGACTTTGATACGTTACCGGACTTTGATACGGCGATGTTGTCGTTGATGGTGACACCTAAGGTACCTAATCCGGGTACTCCGGTCATAGAGCCGGAAAGGTTGTGGTTGGAGCTGTGAGCGTGTGCTCCGCCGCCACCTGTGTTAGAAGTACCAGCACTATTGGGAGAAGCATCACTCCCTGCGGTACCTTTCGCCGAAGGGCCACTCCCGTCAGTTCTTGGATAATTTACATTGTGCGAGTGACTGGGGATAGTGCTATTAGACAGCGTAGTATTAGCAACCGTCACGGTACCGCTAACACTCACCGCTAAGTTACCCGCATCTGGAGCACCATTGAGGTTACCAGAAGCATCGCCCGTCTTATTGACTGCGATGTTGTCCGCCACTGCGATGTTGTCTGTAACAGATGGGCTAACATTCACGTTACCACCTGTGCCAGCTACCGTATAGCTTACGCCGCCATCATCCCCTACAGGGAGTCTACCCTGCAAGTCAGGGAGGTTAAACGTCGTACTGCCATCCCCTACACCGTGTGTTGTTCCGATTGCGTCGAAGAGTGCCGCATAGGTTGTGCGTGATATTGCTGACCCGTCGCATACTAAGAAGCCAGTCGGTGTAGAAGCCTTTGTCCACGACATGATCATACCAACAGGTACGTACAGTCCGGAAGCTCCCTTAATTGTTTGATATGCTACTGCCATTTCTTATTATACCTCAATGAGTCTCCAGCCGTGGGTGCCGTTCGAGTAGATGAGACCGAAGGCCGCGTTGTCTGTAGCGACAAGAAGATCGTCTGCATTATCCTGAATTACTTCGCCATTTCGTGCAACCGTGATGTTGTTTGTTGCGGCGTTACTTAGGTCGACAATACGTACGAGATCACCAACAGAAGGACTCGAAGGAAGTGTTACTGTAACCGCACCGCCTGATGTATCTACAAAATATCCATTCTGTGCCACCGCTGTGAAATCTGCTGTCTTTACAGACCAAGAAAGTCCCGCCGCTCCCGGAATGAAAGTAGACGTGCCTGAGTCATAGATGAGAGCCTGACCATCGGCAACACCTGTGGTATCAACATCGTTTGCATCGTTGATCGAGAAGTTGGCGAGTTCAAACACCCCGTAAGCAACGATGTCAACAAGGTCCCCTGAAGAAGCCGCTGTCGCAAGGACGACTTCTGTGCCTGAGGATACGGTAACGTCCGTACCATTGATCAGCTTCACACCGTTAAGGTACACGTCAATATATCCCGCGTCATACGTGACAGGATAGTTTGTGAGGCTGACCCCATCATATGAGCCGGATGCTGTACCCGCTGTGTAGGTGAGGCGTGTCGCTGTACCATTAATTGATGATCCGGCCGCTACCCATCCACCAGAGCCATAAACCTTCATCGTGTCGGTTGTGGTGTCGAAGTAGAGGGCACCGATGATTAAGGCTTCGTTATCATTATCTAGCGAAGGAGCGGAAGACTTAGGGCCTAAATACCTATCATCAAAGTTATCGTACGATGCCGCCGCCGCAGTAGCTGAATCCTCAGCCTTTGCCGCGTAGTGTAACGCAGAATAACCTGTGGTAGTGCCGTCTGATAGTGTGTATTGAGAATCTTCAGGGTTGATTGCAAGTTTTTCTGCATCATCTGCATCATCACTTGCCGCCGCCGCACTTGTTGCCGCCGCAGTTGCACTACCGAGAATACCATCAACGTATGTCTTCGTAGTGAGGTCGGCGTTGTCTGTTGGTGTATAGGTTGTTGTTATCTTCTGGGAACCCATATCGATAGCACCAGTCATGGTGCCACCAGTAAGACTCAACTTACCCGCATCAGCAGTATCAACGTATGTTTTTGTAGCCGCATCCTGTGCCGCTGTTGGGTCTCCGAGACCTGTGATCTTAGATGTGTCCATCGCGATAGCACCGGTCATGGTGCCCCCTGCTAAAGGTAGCTTAGTCGCGATGCTGGCTGTTAATGTCGTGTAGAGATTTGCGTCGTCGTTAATCGCCGCGGCAATCTCGTTCAACGTGTCGAGGGTTGCTGGAGCACCATCAATCAAATCACTGATCTGGGAGTCAACGTAGTTCTTCGTAGCGGCATCTTGAGATGCGACGGGATCTGTCACGTTAGAAATTACGGTACTCGTTACGTCGAGTGTGCCGTTGATTGTCACGTTGTTGAATGTAGAAGAACCAGATGACGCAGTGACGTTGCCCGTAAGATCACCTGTAACGTCCCCCTCTACATCCCCTGTGAGATTTCCTGTTACGTTACCTGTGAGGTCACCACTAAAGGCTGTTGATGCCGTGATCGTTGTACCATTGATAGTCGTACCAACAATCGTAGTCGGGGTGGTCGAACCTATTGTTGTCCCATCGATAGCACCGCCGTTGATGTCAACAGTCGCGTGGGTAGATGTTCCGGTAGTAGTGAGGTTGGTAAAGTTACCGACTGCGGCTGTAGTACCGCCAATCGTAGTACCATCAATTGTACCGGAGTCGATATCTACCTTTGAGATGTCAACTTCGCCAGTACCATTCGGCGTAACAGCAATGTTGCCGTTAGTGTTAGTAGACGAAATTGTGTTACCGTCGATAGTGATGTTGTCAATGTCGACGTCAGCAAAGGTAGATGTTCCAGAACTTGTAACATCGCCTACTACATCGCCTGTCAGTGTTCCCTGAAAACCTCCAGTAGCAATCATTGCTCCAGTGGTGCTCACAGAACTTGCGTTTACTGTAGTGAACGTACCTGCGGCGGCTGTCGTAGCCCCCACAATAGTGTTATCAATATTACCGCCATTAATGTCTACTGTGGCGTGTGTCGATGTGCCTGTAGAAGTCAGGGTAGTGAAGTTACCTGCGGCGGGGGTTGTACCGCCAATAGCAGTACCGTCGATGTTACCCCCTGTGATTGTTACTGCGGCAGATATGAGAGCATCAATGTTTGCAGTGCCGTCGATGTAGAGGTCTTTAAACTCCGCACCTACCGCACCTAAATCGATATCGTCATCTGTTACGGGAACAATCGCGCCATCTTGAATACGAACCTGCTCAACTGCCGCGCCTGATACCTCAGAGTAGATAGAAACACGGTTGTTTGATGTGTCTACAACAACCTTATTGTTACCATCCGTGTCAGCAATCAAGCCAACATAAGCACACTCATCCGAAGAGCCATCATGGTTGTGTCCCCCCGCGAATGCAAAAGCATCACGAAGCGCGTTATACTCAGCATTGATCGGTGCTGACTTAACTGTTTCTCCGGGGATGATATCCGCAGTGGATTGTCGAGTATATCCTGCCATATTATTATCTTACCGCCTATCTCCGAGCCCGAATAGAATACTAAGCCCTTGAATGTTGTGACTTGCGTTTGTGTCGTTGGTTACGTACCGGAAACTCACGGATTTACCGGAACCTGAGAAGTTTGTTTCGATAACCGGGGATGGGTTACCGTCAAAGATTGCTGTGGCGTCGTATTCAGCCTCATTGTAGAAGGCCGCCGCCCCTTCGGTATTGAGGGTGAAGTTACCCGGATTCGATACGTTCTGATCTTCGTAGTCATACACGATAGATAGCACGATGTTGTTCGTGCCCTCAGACCGGAAGAAGGTCGCAACCTTGTAGAAGATCTTACGGAGCTCTGTGTCTCCGAAGTAAAAATAAGGAGTCTGACATAAACTGAAGATTTCGGTGCCATCGAATGAAGTACCGAGTTCTTGCCGGTGAACTTTTCCGTTTGAGTCGCCGTGTATTACGTACTCAGTCTTTCCGATGTAACCACTTGCGGCGCACATTGCGCCAACACCGAGAAGCTGTCCAAACTCGAA